CATTAAAAACGGGCGTAGTTGTAGACCACTACAGAGACGGACTCGTAGATGTAACCTCTTAATTTTTAGTTTTGTTTAATTTTGTTTTAGTTTGCCCTGCCTTAATTGGTGGGGTTTTTTTATATAAGAAACAATATATATTATAATTCGTTTATATAATAGTACTAATACTAATAGTTAGTACCTATTAGATATGAATAAATTATCCAAAGGTAACGGAGGCTGGTCTACAAAAGCCAAAGGTATAGACCGCCGTAAAAACCCATTCAAGCAATTAATAACAGAAGCAACCTCTCAAGAGAACTTTATAGCCGTCTTTCAAACGTTAGAGGCAAGCGCGATGTCTGGAGACGTTCAGAGCGCCAAGCTCTACCTAGAGTATACAGTCGGGAAACCAATGCAGAGCGTGGATATAACCTCAGACGGTGGCAGCGTAAACATTCCGACAATTTCATTTACCTCAGCTATTGACGTAACACCAGAGAATGAGTAGCGTAAACATAAGCCCAAAATTTTCGCCCTTGTTTAATATTCCCGACGGCGTGGATACCTTTATCATAACAGGCGGAAGATTCTCACAGAAATCATTTGCGACGTCTCTAAGCGCTTTAAATAGTTGCACGAAGTATGAGCATCGAATACTCTACAGCAGGTATACAAACGCCTCTCTGAAGGATTCTATCTTTGCTGAGGTCGAGGAGAAAATAGAACTCATGAATATGGAGAGCTTTTTTGAGTCGCAGCAAAATAGGATTGTCTCAAAATTCAATAAGAGCAAGATAGTCTTTAAAGGATTAAAGGCAGGCTCCTCTGTGCAGACTGCAAACCTCAAGGGGTTAAAAGATTTCTCGATGCTCATATTAGACGAGGCGGAGGAGATGCAAGACGAGGCGATTTTTGACAAGATAGTGCTATCAATTAGAGGGAACGATGCAAAAAATCCAAACAGGAATATTAAGGTATTAATCTTAAACCCTACGAGCAAGGAACATTTTATCTATATGAAGTACTACGAGAGTAGAGGCGTTCAAGAGGGATTTAACGGTGTGAAAGATAACGTCTGTTATATACATACCTCTTACCTCGATTGCCTAGAGTTTGTACCCGACGAGATACTAGACTATTTCGAGGATATGAAAGTTAGCAATCCGATAAAATACAAGCACGTCGTGCTAGGCTCTTGGCTATCAAAAGCGGAGGGAGTCGTTTATACAAACTGGCGCTTTGGCGAATTTAACCCCGACGGGTTACAGGTTATCTACGGGCAGGATTACGGATTCACAGACCCGACAACCTTAGTGGCTATTGCCATAGATAAAAAGCGAAAGATAATCTACGCAAAGGAGGAGCTATACAAATCTAAGATAACAATATCGGAGATATACGCAATTAATAAACAGAGAGCAGGGCGTAACCTCATCATAGCAGATAGCGCGAGCGCAGGAACTATCGCAGAGTTACAAAAGCTAGGTCTAAATATTAGAGGCGCTAAGAAAGGCGCAGGTAGTATCGCGGCAGGTGTGGCACTTATTCAAGACTATGAGCTTGTCGTACACCCAGACTCTACTAATATGGCAAAGGAATTGAACAACTACGTATATACAGACAAAGGCGCAAATGTATTTTCTGCGATGTACGACCATAGTTTAGACGCTCTGCGTTACGGTGTTTCTCATTTGCTTGCTAATCGTGGCAAAATAGAAATAAGGTAAAAAAAAAAGCTCATAGGATTAATTACTTCCTATGAGCCTAATTTAAATTAAGTGAGGCGGCTTGTTAGGATTTAATGGCACTTGATAGGGAGCCAATATCCTCGCTGCTATCAAACAGCTTTTTTTCTTCAACCTTTAAGAGAATATTTTATTTCTCTCCTTTGCTAACGTATGTTGTCTTGTCCTATTATTATATATGTCGTGTCGTTTTGACTATACTCCTCGGGAGCAAAGGGAGACTAAACCCATACCTTATATAAACAATTTCTCAAACATTCAGCTACTCTTTCAAGCTGTTTCACGCCTTTTGTTATTTAACCTCTCTATTATTTCAAGAGAGAGCAATTTTCCTTAATTGTATTTTAATGAACTTATTTGTTTTGAGCAAAGTTACAAACCTTTATTAGTTATAAACAAAGAAATAAACAATTTTAACAAAACTTTAACATTTGGGTACTAAGAAACAATACAAAGCAAAAATCGTTTTTATTATATGACAGAGACTATTAAAATTAGTGTACCCGAAAATATCGCAGATATTACTCTAGACCAATACGTCAAGTTTGAGGCGCTTAGAGCGCGAGAGGATAAGATGACGGAGCAGGGAATGATAGAGAGGGTTATATCTTTGTTTACAGGAATGAAAAAACAAGATGTAAAGAAATTAGTATACACAGACTACGAGGGTTTAATGGCTCAGATTATAGCAGCCTGTGAGCAGGACGTAGAGTTTGAGGAGCGGTTTATACTTAATGGAGTAGAGTACGGCTTTATCCCAAACCTAGACGAGATAACAACGGCGGAGTATGTAGACCTCAGCACAATAGGAATGGACTTTAAAGAGATGCATAAGATTATAGCTATCTTATTTCGTAGGGTTACAAGCGAGGACGCTTTCGGCAACTATGAGATACTGCCATATAAATACGATAAAGCTCTTTGCGAGGAGATGCGAAGTTGCCCTATGAATATAGTTAACGGCGCTCTGGTTTTTTTTTGGAGTTTATCGAGAGAATTAAAGGAGGCTATCCAGAGATATACGAGTCAAGCGGAGGAGAAAAGCAAGCGGTAGATTATTTCTCCAAATGGGGGTGGTACGTTACTATTGATATGATGGCAAACAATGATATACTAAAAATTGACAGAGTGCTAGAAATTCCTGTACATGAGTTTCACACGTTCCTAGCTCATAAGTTAGACAGGCAAAATATGGAGGCAATACTAAGGAAAGGTAATAACGTAACACAATTATAGAATGAACGCATATAGTAGACTATTAAGATATATAAGGAGTTTAGCAGAGCAAGACGTATTTGTTAAAACAATCACAACGGGCGCAGATATTGATTTGAATAAGGGCGATATATTCCCGTTGTTTAATATTGATATAACAGACGCAACCTTTAGCTCAAACGCGACGATTACCTTTAGCTTAAATATACAATGCCTAGATATTAGAGATATAAATAACGAGAATGTAAACGATAAATTTTACCTAAACGATAACGAGGTAGATAATTACAACGGTACGCTCTCTTGCTTAAATGCGCTTTGGGTTAAAATGCACAGAGACTTTGCAGATAACAATATAACGGCGTCGGATAGTCCGACCTTGACGCAGATTACCTACTCGGATAAAAACCTATTGGACGGTTGGGATATGAGCCTAGAGGTAGAGATGCCAATAGACGAAACTAGCTTTTGCTTTTGGGAAGTATAGCGAAAATATTTGATACTCTAGGGAGTAATGTAGTAACGCAGGCAAGGGCTAATCTAAAGAAAAAAAAGAAAGGCGGCGGCGAGCTTGAGAAATCTTTAGGATATAAAGTAAAGGGTAACTCTATAGAGTTTACTCTAACGGATTACTGGGAATTTGTAGACGCAGGGGTTAAAGGAAAGGGAGGTACAAAGGCAGACGGCAAAGCTTGGAAGCTTAAAAAAGTAACAAATAACAAATTTAAGTATCGAAATAAAAAGCCGCCGTTTATGGCTTTCAATGGGTGGACTATTCGAAAGGGTATAGCGCCTAGAAATAAAAAAGGGCAGTTAATGAAACGCAAAGGTTTGCTTTATGCGATTGCTAATAGTGTGTATCACACAGGAATCGAAACGACGCATTTCTTTACAGACGCCCTAGATAATGAAGTACTAAAACTAGGCGACGAGATAGGCGAGGCTTTCGCTCTTGACCTTATCGACGGAATGAATATTAAAAGTGATAACGTAACAATAACAAAATGATAAGAGCATTAAGTCCGTTTTATATAGATACCCCTTTAGTGTATGGGGGTGTAACTTGCGCAAAGTATACGCTAAACGTTTGGGTTTGGAATGGCGACAAGTCTACTCCAGACTCTACCAATAGCTATCAAATAACCTACCAAAATACTACGGCGTCGACAGGCTCGCATAGCATAAACATAAACGCTATTATACAAGACTATATAGAATTTACAGAGCCGAGTCCTACGCTCTCGACGGGTATACAATTAATCGACGGTAATAACCAACAATGGGTATACACTTACGTAACCTATGACGCAGTCGCTACGTTGTACCACGAGACTACGGATATAATGACGCTAGGGTATGCTTACGGAAACGAGGGCAGAAATGTTACGGCGGTATCTAATCAAACGCTTTTAAATCCTCAAGAGTATAAAGTAAATCGAGAGGGTAACTTTGTCTTTCCTATCTTCGTGCCTACGGGTGCAACCTCTAGCGCTGTGACTGTAAAGTCCTATCCATCTTTAGCGGTTAACTATACGGCTACGCCTGCGCTATCGGACGAGAGTAGCGAGATTGTTCAATACCTTTGGGTAGAGTTATCTCTAGCTGTAGACGAGGCTTATATAGAGATAGTGTGGCAAGGTCAAACCACTACGTTAAACCTAACAGACGAGTGTAAATATACTCCCTTAGACGTATTTTTTCAAAATAAAGACGGCGCTTTGCAGACGTTTACTTTCTTTAAAAAGCAAGAGGAGACTATAGACGTAACAGATAGCAGTTTCGAGACTAACAGAGGGCAAGCGTCGGACGGATTTCATCAATTTGTAAGGTATGGCGTTCAAGGTCGCACTACATTAATGGCGGAGACGGGGTGGCTAGACGAGGATATGAACGAAGTACTCAAGCAAATACTACTAACAGAGCGTATCTGGAGCTATAACGGTACAACTTACACGCCTTTAAACATAAAAAAGACCTCGCAGAAATTCAAGACAAGGCAAAACGATAGGTTAATTAACTATACTATGACTTTCGAAATGAGTTACAACGAAATAAACAACATATAAGCATGGTTAATCTATTTATTAACGGCGAATTACTAGACCAATACGCAGACGAGAGCGTGGATATTGTAAGCTCTGTTTTAGATGTGAGCGATATTACTAAAAATACAGGAGATTACTCTAAGAGTTTTACCGTTCCCGCTAGTAAAAATAACAATCGATTGTTTAAGCATTGGTATAATGCGTCTATAGATAACGGATTCGATGCTAGGAGTAAAGTAGAGGGTAGTATTGATATTGACGGCGTACCTTTCAAGCTAGGAAAGTGGAGGTTAAACAAGTGTAATATCGTAAAGGGTAGACTTGAGAGTTACACAATTAATTTTTTCGGTAATTTGCCTAACATATCGGATACAATAGGAGAGGATATGTTAAGCGACCTAGCGTTCCCTGCGCTAGACCACGACTGGACGAGCGACAACGTAATCGACGGACTAGAGGGAAACCTATTAAACGGCGACATCGTTTATACTTTAATGGCTAACAAGCGTTATTTTTATAACAGCCATTCGGGAGCGCATGACGTAGACGCTACGACTATAAACATATCTAGCGGAGCGAGTACCTCACACGCTACGGGCGTAGTTTGGAGCGACCTTAGACCTAGCGTAAAGCTATCGAAGATAATCGACGCAATAGAGACAAGATACAACTCGTTTATATATGATAACCCTATAGTATTCTCTAGGGATTTCTTTAGTACTACAGAGTTTGAGAAACAATACCTTTGGCTCAAGGCAGACGATAGGGTGGCGATAGGCGGCGGCGAGGAGATAGTAGACTTTACTACAGGCTCAGAAACTTATATAAATTTAACTACTAACGTCGGAACTTTTGTAACTATACAATCTGGAGTAAATAGAACAAGATTTGCAATAAGTAATATTATAACCCCTGCGGCTGGTTACGAAGATGTACCCTATACTTTTATAGTTAGAAACGCAGATACAAATGAGGACGTTTACGCTTGGGATAGGACGCAATGGGGTAACGGCGACGGTATAATCTCAATAGGTACGCGCTTGTTTTCTCCAAGTGATACGACTACTTTTAACTTTACGTGGCACGTAAAGAGTAACTCAAAAATAGAATTTACGTCTGAGGTTTCAATAGTTAAACAAGTTGGCGTCGTGTCGTTTGCGAGCGACGTTACAACAGGAGCAGCTCAAACTCTAGTTAATGAAGTAGTGATAGGCGACGAGATGCCAGAGTTAAAAATAGTTGACTTTCTCAAGGGTATTTTTAATATGTTCAAACTTGTAGCAATTCCAAAAGACGACGGTAGTATCTACGTTAATACTTTGGATTCATACTACGCTCAAGGTCAAAGATACGACGCAACTAAATATATAGATTTCGCAAAGTTTGACGTTGACAGAGGCGAGCTTTTAAAACGTATTGCTTTCGAGTTTGAAGAGCCGAGTACTATTTTAAATATGGAGTTTAAAAAGAGAGCAGCCGACGGGCAAGGATACGGAGCATCGCTTGTAAATGTATACGAGAGCTTGACGCCAAAGAAATTAATAGACGGCGATACGCTAGAGGTAAAGCTACCGTTTGAACAAATATACTTTGAGAGGTTAGTAGAGCAAGACGACGCTATAGTAGGCACAAATACAAACATACAAACGGGCGTAATACTAGACGATAATTTAAACGAAGTTGTACCAAAGGCGGTTTTACATTACACATCAAAACAAGATATTTCAGCAACTCCGATAAGATTTGTTAACGACCTAGCGGCGGACGTTGTTTTAAACACTAGCCTAGTTATACCAATACATCACTTTGGTCCTGTAGCGCCAGTCTATGCAAATCTATTTGAGGCGGAGTTTAGCAACTTTACAGGAGAGAGCTTAGTCAATAATTTATATAGTATACATTACAAGGATTATGTAACGGCAATCTTTGAACTAAAGAGGCGAACGTTTATGTATACCGCAAACTTGCCAATACAGATAGTTACAAGGCTAGAGTTAAACGATGTTATCGCAATCGGAGAAATAGACTACAGAATAAATAAGTACTCTTATAACCTCTTAAACGGCTTAACAAAGTTAGAGCTAATAAACGGCTTTGATACTACCCTACAAAATAGAGTATACATTCCGTCTATTATTAATATTGAAAGGTGGGCTACGGATATGGCTTTTAATGTGGAATTTATAGAAAGCTATACGGTTACTAAAATTGCAGACGGTAGCGGTACGTCTTGGATAACTACGGGCGTAGAGGGAACGGCTAACAACCTAGCGACTATATCCGTAGACGAGTGGGCGTCGCCGTCTGGAACTCGTAGCATGATAATACGATACGTAAAGGATTCAATAACAACAGATATAACAATAGTACAAAATGAGTAATCACATTACAGAGGTAATCGATATGCTAAGACGAGGAGAGTTTTACGGCGCAGGGGATTATACCGAAATCGCAAAAGGTAAAAACGAGATGGTAACAACTTGGAGAGGATTAAAACAAAAAGTAAAACGAATTATAAAAGCTAACAGATAATGAAAGAGGTAAAAGTAAAGTTAACGCTAGACGATAAGGACGCAAAGAAAGGACTAAAAGATTTAAACAAACAAGTAGACAAAACTGCTAAGTCTACGAAAAAATCTGGCGAGGCTTTGTCTGGAGGATTTGCAGGATTAAAAGGCGCAATAGGAGGAGCTATACCAATGCTAGGAAAATTACAAGCCGCTTTTGCCTCGTCTGGAATAGGTGCGATAGTTATAGCGGTTGGCGCTTTAGTAGGTTTATTTACGTCTGCGGTAAAAACAGGCGCAAAGTTTGCGAAGTCTTTTAGTACATTGCAGGCGGTTACAGGCAAGACGGCAGACGAGTTAAGCTCGTTAAATAAACAAGCTAAAGAGTTAGGAGCTACAACACAATTTACAGCAATACAAGTTGTTTCTTTACAGACCGAATTAGCAAAATTAGGTTTTACTGTTAAAGATATTGAGAACTCTACGCCGTCAATATTAGATTTAGCTGCGTCTTTAGAGGTAGACCTAGCTAGTGCTGCGGAGCTTGCAGGCTCTGTAGTGCGTTCCTTTGGTTTAACTACGGAGGATACTCAAAAAGTAGTTGACGTAATGGCAAAAAGTACCTCGACGTCTGCATTAAATTTTGAGGCGTTAAGAGAAAGTTTAAAGGTTGTTGCGCCTGCGGCTAGAGCTACAGGTGTAAGTATAGAAAAAACTGCGGCTCTTTTAGGAGTTTTAGCAAACAACGGACTAAAAGGAAGTGTAGCGGGAACGGGATTATCAAAGACTTTTATAGAGCTTAACAAAAAAGGAATTACTCTACAGGAGGCGATGGACAAAGTAAGTGGCTCATCGAATAAACTTAATACAGCTATTGAGCTTGTGGGAGTTGTAGGCGCTAAGTCTTTTTTAAGTCTTGCGGAGGGCGGAGACCAAATAGCAGAGTTAGAGGAACAGTTTGAAGATGCCGCAGGAGCTGCAAAAGAAATGGCAGAGGTTAGGCTTGACAACTTAACAGGAGATACAACAAAACTAGGCTCGGCTTGGGAGGGTTTTCTTTTATCTATAGAGGACGGCTCTAATATTATAAATAACTTAGTTAGAGGATTTATTCAAGCAGGTACAGCCGTTTTATCTTTCTTAACGCCAACAAAGGATTTGGCAGATGCTTTAAGAGATGAACAAACAGAGTTGTTTTTGTTAGAGTCTCAGCTACTAGATACTAACACAAGCGAGCGAGAAAGAGTAAAAATAATAAAAGGGTTGCAAGATAAATACCCAGATTTCTTAAAAAATATATCTGCGGAGAAAGTAACTAATCAGCAATTAAAGACCGCTTTAAAAGGTGTTAACGAGCAATTAATACAAAAGATTTTAATATCTTCACAAGAGGAGGAACTTGCAGAAAAGTTAAAAAAGGCAGGCGAGGACGCTCAAGAGGTAGGGGAAAGAACTTTATCCTTAAGAGAGCAAATAGCTAGGAATAACAGAAAGTTTAATTTAGAGGCAATTGAGGGAACTTTAGAAGAGCAAGCCGCCGAGCAAAAAAGACAGCTTTTAGAAAAGCAAGGAGTTACTAGTACAATAGAACTACAAGGAAGTGTCAAAGACGGGTATACAGCTCAAGCTCAAGCAGCTATAGACCTAGAGAAAGGCGTAAAAAAGTTAAATGGTAGCCAAGAGGATTATAACGAGTCTTTAGAAGTAGTAAATAAAACTACCCAAAGAAATAAAGAAATATTAGCGGAGTTAGGGATAGTCTTAGACGATACAAACGACTCAATAGATGAGACAGTAGACGAAACAACAAACCTAACAGACGAAACAAAATCTTTAATTGCTGTACAAGAGGCACTTTTAGAAAACGCTAAATTATTGCCAGAAACTACAGAGGCAGAAATAGCCGCAAAAAACAGGACAATACAATTAATTGACGAAGAGATAAAAAGGCTTAAAGAGCTAGGCGTTATCAAAGAGGAGAAACTAAAAAAAGATACCACAGAGGCAGACGAAAAAGCTAGACTAGAAAGATTAAATGAACTTGAAGATTCAAGGCTTGCAGCAATGCGAGATAAAGGCGCTCAAGAGCTTGCGATTAAAGAAAATGTAGAAAAGCAAAAGCGAGCAATGGAGGACGCTACTATAAACCATACAAAGGCAGGTATAGGTATATTGTCGTCTCTAGCAGGAGAAAACAAAGCGTTACAGGCAACGGCTTTAATTGCTGAAAACGCCGTAGGTATTGCCGAAATAACTATGGGGGCATCTCGTGGTATAGCGGATAGGATTAAAGCTTATAACGCTTTACCTGCGTTTATAGGAACGTTTCCAAACCCTGCAAAAATTGCTGATACTGTTCAAGCTCCTTTAGATATTGCAAGTATAAAGACGTCAGCAGGAATCGGAATAGCTACCTCTGGGATTGCTTTAGCGAAAGGATTAGCAGCTTTAGGTAAAGGTGGAGGCGGCGCAGGCGGAGGAGCTAATTTAGGCGGAGGCGATACCGCAGGAGCAGAGGCTCCAGCGTTTAATCTAGTAGAGGGTAGCGAGAGCAACGCAATACAGCAAAGCATACAAGGGCAAGAGAACGCCGTCAAGGCATTTGTTGTGAGTGGCGACGTTACCACAGCTCAAAGCGCAGACCGTCGGATAGTAGAGGGCAGCGGATTTTAGAAATAGTGAAACAATAAAGGAATTTTTTCGTTAATATAATATAAAACTATGAAGAGATACGAGGGCAAATACAATAAAAAGAGCAAAGGAGTCTTTGCTATTAGTTTGGTAAACGCGCCTGCCACAGAGGAAACGTTTATCGCAATGTCTAAACAAGAGAAGATTGTAAAGTTTGCGAAAGTAGACGAAGAGCAGCGTATTTTAATGGGCTTAGTATTACAGCCCGACCAATTAATCTACAGAGTAGACGAGGACGGTAACGAGTTTGAAATGTTTTTTAGCGCTGAAACAATAAAAGATTTTTCTCAGAACTTTTTTCAGTCTGGATTTCAATTAAACTCTAAACTAGAACACGACGAGCCTATCGAGGGCGTTACGTTTGTAGAGTCGTGGCTAGTCGAAAACCCAAAAGTAGATAAGTCCGCAGCGTTTGGGTTAGAATATCCTAAAGGCTCGTGGCTCGTTTCTATGAAAGTAGACAATGACGATATTTGGAATAACTATATCAAAACGGGCGAATTAAAGGGTTTCTCTATCGATGGAATGGTAGAGCTTGAGGAAGTAACTTTAAAATCAAATATAGAAATGAGTAAGAATAACAAAAATATTCTAGCATTGCTAAAACAGATAGTATCTGGAGCAGAGCAAGAGGTAGAGGTAACTCTAGGAAGTGTAAAATCTGGCGAGCTAGATATCCAATTCGACGGCGAAACTTTAGAGGTTGGCGCTCCTGTCTTTTTATTGGCAGACGAGGAGAAAGTATCTTTAGCAGACGGAACGTATAAACTTGACGAGGGCGGCGAAATCGTTGTAAAAGACGGACTAGTAGAGTCTATGTCTGAGGCTGAGGCTGAGGAGGAAGTAGCTCCAGAGGCTGAGGAAGTAGTAGAGGCTGAGCTTGAAGAGGAAGTAATCGAGGAAGTAAACGCAGACGAGGAGTCTATGAAAGTAATAAAAGAGATTTTAGACGATATGTTTAAGGCTTACGCTGAGAGTATGGAGATTAAAATGAGCGCTTTAGATGCTAAACTAGAAACTTTAACGTCTGAAAACGTAGAGTTAAAAGAGCAGGTAGTAACACTTTCGGCGCAGCCGTCTGTAGAGCCTGTAAGCTCACAACCAAAGCAAGTAAAATTAACAAAGCAAGGGCGAATCCTTGAGGCTATTAAACTAGCAAATCAAAACAAGTAAATTAATTAATTTAAAATAGATAAAGAAATGGCAATTACATCAAATTACGCAGGGCAGGCAGCAGTAGATATTATGTTGCAAGCTATCAAGGAAGAGGATACTCTTAGACTTGGACTAATTAACGTTGTACCAGACGTAGGGTACAAATTAAACTTGAGAAACTTAGACGTTACTCTAGGAGTAGTAGACTACGCTTGTGGTACTACCGCAGCGACTGACGCTGTAGCTTACTCTGAGAAAGTACTAACACTTTCAAAGTTTAAAAATGAATTTACAATCTGTAAAGAGGATTTTCGCCCAACGTGGAGCGGCGAGTCTATGGGTGCGTCGGCTTTCAACGACCAAACGCCTCAAGAGATTGCAGACGCTATCGTAGCAGATACAGCAGGAAAATTGGCTGAGTGGTTTGAAAACCAAATCTGGAACGGATCGGGAGCAGCAGGACAAATGAGCGGATTAATCACGCAGTTTGCAGCAGACGGAGACGTTATAAAAGCAAACAACGGGATTACAGCAATCGGAGCGGCTATCTCTACGACTAACGTACTAGCAGCATTCGACGCAGCAACAGGAGCTTTACCTTACGCACTAAGACGTAAGTCAGTAAACTTTATCGTATCTCCAGACGTTGCAGATGCTTACACAAAGTTACTTATCCAAAACGGAGCAGCTAACGGATTAGGTGGAGACGCTAACACAGGATTAGTTTACGGACGTTACAACGTGCAAGTTGTAAACGGATTACCAGATAATACAATCGTATTATTTGAGAAGTCTAACATAACTATGGGTACGGGATTAGCCTCAGACGCTACCTCTATTAGAGTTAAAGACCTTGACGAAGTAGATTTGAGCGGAAACGTTTTATACAAGTCTGTATTCGGTGGCGCTGTAGGATATTCTTACGGAGCAGAGATAGTTTGGTTACTTACAACAACAGCCTAAATACTAGGGGGGTATAAAAACCCCCTTTTTTTAAAACATTATATAACAGTTAACTAATTGGTTAACTACCTAAAAATCAATAACTTATGGCATGTTTATTAACATCTGGAAGAGCTAAAGTGTGTAAAGACGGGCTTGGCGGTCAGTCTACACTATACCTCTTTGACAGCCTGCCCGATGCTTTTACCGTTTCAAACGGAGAGGCTACGGCAATGAATGTATTATTAACTGCGGCGTTTGCTTATCCTTTAGAGGGAGACGGCAATACACTAGAGCAGTCAATGGTAGGAGACAGAAATACTAGCAGTCGAGTAAATACTCAGACGCTAACAACCGTTTTAAAAGCTATGGACGCAGCGACAAACGCTGAGTTTAATCTATTAGCCGCAGGGTATCCGTCGGCTGTAGTAGTGGACAGAAACGGCAACTATATAGCTTTAGGACTTGACGACGGAATCGACTTTACAGTCGTAGCATCGACGGGCGGAGCTAAAACGGACGGGAATATGTATACTTTGACAGGAATCGCGACAACTAAAGATTTGGCGCCTTTCTTAGATTCGGCTACACAAAGCTCGTTTTTAGCGGTAGTATCTTAATTTAGTTTTATTCTCTTAAAGAGCCTTGCATTAATTTGTGAGGCTTTTTTTTTTTGCTTAATAGAAACAAAAAGAGACTTTTTTCGTTTTAATTATATACAAGTTTGTTTTTATGATAGTAAACCCTAATTTAACGACTCACACAATAAAGCTAGTACCTAGATTTTCAACATCTAATGTATTAACGCTTACAGTTACGGATAGTACTTTAGGAACGTCTACAGATTTAACAACAACTTACACAACGGGCGGCGATTATAAGCTTGCTCTTACGTTTGACTATACGTTTACAGCCGAAAGTAGTTATCAGTTAAAATTAACCGACGACGTAACTAACGAGATAGTATACAGAGGTCTGGTTTTAGCAACTACTCAAAATTCACAAACATATAAGCTAACGGATAACCTATACAGATGGTAATAATATTATGAGCGATATAAAACTAATAACACTCACAAACTACGTTAGACCGCCATTAATGGAGGACAAGTCTAGGGACTGGGTTATGAACGGCAAATTAAACCAGTACTATAACTATATTATAGACAGGAATAACGGCTCGCCAACAAATGCGAGTATAAACGAATCCTATACTACCTTAATATATGGCAAAGGACTACGTACATCGAGCGGAGCTTTAGGCGCTGAGGGTTGGGGTAGACTGCAAACGATATTAAGACCTAGAGAACTGCGTAAAATGGTGCGAGATTTTCAAGTTTTCGGCGAGTTTTCTTTTGAGATAATCGAAAGCAAGGGCGGAGAGTTACACTCTTTGACTCACGTACCTAAAGAAATGTTAATACCTGCGATTGCAAACGAAAAAAACGAAATAGAGAAGTATTGGTTTTCTAGAAATTGGCAAAAATATACCGATATAGATTACACGCCTATCTCATTTCCTGCGTTTGGAGCGCAAAAAGGAAACTCGATGTTTGTAGCTAGACCTTACACCGTTGGAAACGAGTACTTTGGTAGTCCAGACTATAGCTCTGGGCTTGTATTTGCTGAAATCGAAGAGGAGCTATCGAATATGTATATCTCGTCTATTAAAAACGGATTAAGCGCAGGCTATATTATCAATATACCTAACGGAACTAATTACACTCCAGAGGAAAAGGAAGAGTTTGAGAGACAGGTTAAAAAGAAACTTACAAGCTCAAGCAACGCGTCGAATTTTATTATCAGTTTTAACGACCAAGAGGTAGCAATAGACGTAACGCCGTTTCCTGTTAATAGTAGCGTACATAAACAATGGAGCGAACTTACAGAGCAAGCTAAAACGCAGTTAATGACTGCGCACAGAGTAATTAGTCCAAGTCTTGTAGGCTTATCGTCTGCGAGTGGTTTTAGCTCTGTAGCCGACGAGATGGATATGTCAGAGCGCCAAACTATTAAGAGGGTAATAAAGCCAAAACAAGATTTTGTTATCGAGTCTTTAGAGGAGGTTTTAGTACATTACGGTATCAACCTAGATTTATACTTTGCGCCTTTAACAGAGGAGAAAATAGAGGTTAAAGAGGAAACCGCAGAGTTAAGCTCTCACGTATGTATGAGCGACGGAGCGCCTACAGAGTTAGCAGACTCTTTAATAGAGTTAGGCGAAACCCTAGACGCCTCAGAGTGGACGATGCTAAGTAGTGCGGACGTAGATTACGATACAGACGGCGATTTGTACGATTTGGTAGAGTTTGCAACGTCTACAGGAACGGCTAGACCTAACTCAAAGAGTGCGCAGGATAGCAAAGAGATAGCTATACGCTACAGATACGTAGGAAACCCTAATCCACAGAGAGCATTTTGCAAAAAAATGATGCAAGCGAATAAACTATATCGCAAAGAGGATATTTTGCAAATGAATAAGGCAGGAATAAACGACGGCTTTGGACTAGGCGGTACAAATAACTATAGTATCTGGTTATATAAAGGCGGAGGTAAAATGTCGGATAACTTTCCGCAGGGAACTTGTCGCCACAAATGGCAAAGAGAGATATACCTAAAGAAAGGTAGTAGTTTAGACGTTAACTCGCCTCTAGCTAAAACTATTAGTACCTCAGAGGCACGTAGAAAGGGATACAAAGTACCTACAAATGAGAATATAGTATCTATTAAACCTCATAACGCATAAGATATGGCACAATTTTTATTTATATCCCCGACAGAGATTAAACAATCTACCGTAGTAGGCGGTAATGTGGACGACGACAAGTTTGTGTTTGTGATTTCAGACGTACAAAACACTACAATACTCCCGTTATTAGGGCAGGAACTTTACGACGTAATACTAGCAGGCGCAGATGCAGGTAATTTGACAGGATTATACCTTGAATTATATACTAAATATGTGCAACCGATAACGAAATATCAAACGGTAGCAAATTTCGTGCTAATTAGTAACTATATGGTGGCAAATGGCGGATCGGTTTCGCATACCTCAGATAACGCTCAGTTAATGAGTGCGGAGGAGTTGACTAGATTGTCAAATACTTACGCAGGAATGGCAGATACCTTTATAGATAGGTTTGAGGATTGGATAATATTAAACCATTTAGACGAATACAAGACAACACAGGACGGCGTAGACGCATCGAAACACGTATCCAATAGGAGCGGTTGGTTTTTCGGTAATCCGTCTAATAGAATACAAAATCCGTACCCACAGAGTCCAGACGATATAATCTCATACTAGTAATATATGGCAATTTGTACAATACAAAGAGGATATACAGAGTCTTGTAAAGACTTTCAAGGTGGCATAGATAAGCTGTATCTATTCCCTTACGTAAAGTATGGGGTTAGCGATGTTTTGTTTGGTGGTTTCTCTAAGCTCTCAAATCCAAACGCTCAAAATATTACGCAGTTTCCACAAACTACGATATATGAGTACGAGGCTGTAAATATTAGCTACTCAGAAAACGCAAGCGTAACAGGTGGCGGTGTAGAGTGGTCGCAAGACTTGAGCTTTACAATACCTCGTAGTTTTGTAGATTTGAACGTTTACAAGTTAATGAGGCAAGACTATTGCGCTATCATTTTAGACCGTAACGGGAACTATAGAATTATAGGACTATGGAACGGCGGAGAGGTTACAATAAGCGCAGGAACGGGAGGCGAAAAAAGCGCCATGAATGGCTCTACAGTAACTCTAAAAGCTAGAGAGGATAATCAAGCGTATTTTTTAAGTAACTTTAATACAGATTTCACTATATTTAATAACGATAGTACTAACTTTTTAGAGTTTAACGTGAATACCGATATTATAGCGACCTCAGACTTTTTTGATATCACAACGGGCGCAGGAACTTTCCTATATGATGTAACTACAGACGAGGGATATAGCGCTACAGGATTAACGGGCGACCATTTAATTACGTTTCCGACTGGCTCTGGTATTCACAAAGTAAGTATTTCGGGTGTATTCCCTGCGTTTGATTTTACAGGTAATGCGGATATACTTAAAATAATAGAATTATCAAATTTCGGGATATACGGACTAGGCTCTACGAGTCAAGAGGACGCTTTTAGCGGTTGCACAAATTTAACTATAAGCGCAACAGACGGAGGTAACTTTGCAAACGTTGTTAATTTCGAGCAAGCCTTTAACGAGTGCGAGGCTTTAACAAGTTTTCCTTTAATAGATACGGGCAAAGGCGAGGATTTCGATAGCACGTGGCAAGATTGCGCAGTTTTAACGGAGTTTCCTTTGTTAGATTTTAGTAGCGGTACGTCTTTTGTTTCAACGTGGCAAGGTTGTCTTTTACTAAAGACTTTCCCGTCTAACGCTTTTGATAATTGCACAGCAACAAATTTCACGCAGGCTTTTAGAAATACAGGATTAAATACACAATCAATAGATAATATACTCGAAAGCCTAGACTTCGCAGGACAGATTAACGGAACTTTTGACCAAACGGGAGGGCAAGCTCCTAGCTCTGTAGGACTAGCAGCAAAAGCAAGCCTAGAGGCTAAAGGGTGGACAATATCAGTAACAACTTAATAAATATATAAAAAATGAAAATTTACGTCGATACAGTAACAAAAGAGCTAGTTTTAAACAACGGAATCGAATACCGATACCCTGCGTATTGTGAAATCCAAAGACAAAAGCAAGGGGATTTTATTATCATTAAAACAACTAATAACGTAGCCGTTTTAGATAAAACAATTTACTCAGACTTACAAGACGAGGCAGGAACGGCATACGCAAGTTTTGCAGCGTTAAAAACGGCTTTGGATTCTTACTTTGATTCTACGCTATAATGAGTAGGCGCAGAGTCATGATGATGTTATTCGGTAGTGGTATACCGAATTTACTCGCAACTTTACAAGCGAGAGCAACATATTACGAAAACCAAACCTGTACCACAGCAATTTTAGATAAAATAGAAAAAATACAATAATATGAGTAACTTACTAGACCTTGCGAGTATTGTGCTAACTCCGACCGCCTACAATAACGGCGAGGCACTATGTATAAAACCAGACGACGGAAGCGGAGATTTTCAATTTTCACGTAATAGCGCCGCGACCCGCGTAAATGCTCAAGGTCTTGTTGAAAACGTACAAATACTATCGAGTAATTTAGTGCAGAACGGAGATTTTTCAGAGGAAGGTGTACAAGAGGTTTCTAACGGCTCGTTTTCTCAAGAGGGGGTGGAGCAGATTACAAATGGGGATTTTGAAAACGGAAGTACGGGTTGGAATTTTCAACTTGGTTGGACTTTTGATAATGGTCAAGCTCACTTTGAAAATTTAGGCTCAAGTAATAGAAACCTATGGCAAAGCCCTCTTGTTAATGGTAATTGGTATAAATTAACTTTTGAAATTACAGCAATAACATCGGGTTATATAAGAAATGTAAATTCATCTGTTACTGATGATACACAATTTTCAACTATTGGCGTACACACTCAATATTTTCAAGCTGCTAATGTTAATTTATATTTAAAAGCGAGTGTAGATGCAAACCTATCAATAGACAACGTCAGCTGCGTTGAGGTCGGTCAAAATTGGACATTTGGAACGGGTTGGAGTGTAGGAGAGGATAAGGTTGTTGGAGATGGCACTATGGGTGCAAATGTTTTTGGACAAAACGTTGGCTTTACTCAAGGAAATACCTACAAGTTTTCTTTTACTATAGAAGATTATATTAGTGGAAGTATATATATTAGAGAGCCTTTTAATGGTTATTTAGAGCCAGTTAATTCAAATGGAGATTTTAGTTTTTATTATGTTGCTGGAGCATCTAACCAACTTGATTTTAGAGGCAATTCTTTCAACGGCTCTATTACAAACATCTCGGTTAAAGAGGTGGGGCAAAATTGGTCTTTTACAAGCGGTGCAACTTTAACAGATATAGGAGCAAAAATAACACATACACCAACGGCTGGCTCTATTGCACAATTATCTGTTTTAACAATAGGTAAGCAATATAAACTCACTTATGAAATTACTGAAAGTATTTCTGGGGGTTTAAAGTTTAATTCTGCTGTAGATGCATCAATGGTTACAACGGTTGGAGTACACACAAAGTACTTTGAGGCGGATGGTACAACGGCGGTAATTGGCAGAACAAGTTCAACCGACAATGATGTAACTATTACAAACATTTCAGTAATAGAAATAACAGACGATACAAACCTACCGAGAATAAACTACGAGGGCTTTAGTTATCAAGATGCTTTAGGGAGTGAGGAAGTTGTAAATGGTGGGTTTGACACAGATAGTGATTGGGATTTAGGAACGGGTTGGAGTATTAGTGGTGGTGAGGCGGTTGCTTTAAATTCTGCAAGTGGTCAAAGATTAACTCAAGATAATATACTTCAAGTTGGTAAAATTTATAAATTAACTTATGAAGTTAAAAGCATAAGTAGTGGAGGTTTTAAAGCTTTTGTTGGTGGTGTTGCACTTCAATCTATTTCTAATATAGGGGTTTATACAGAAACAATGACAACCCCCACTATAAATGATGATTTTTTTATACGAACCTTAGGAACAACAACTGGCTCAATAGACAACGTATCTGTAAAAGAATATCTAGGGCAAGAAGTAGTGCCAGATAGTGGGTGCGGAAGTTGGTTGTTTGAACCGCAGAGTACCAACCTAATAACACAATCTGAATTATTTAGCCATAGCAGTTGGGTTAAAAATCAAACTATAAATGAAAATGCGACTATATCTCCAAGTGGTTTACAAGATGCTACCAAAATAACTTGCACGTCTAATGGCTATAACTATATTTTTAGAAACCCATCTTTTCCAAGTGGTAATTACACAAATTCTATATTTTTAAAAAAAGACGCAAGCAGTGGTTGGGTAGCTCTTAGAATATGGACGGGTGGTGGAGCAAATGGTATATCAGTATGGTTTGATTTAGATAACAATCAAATAGGAACAAGCAATAGTAATGTAGCGGGATTTACATTAACGGGTGTTACATCAAAACATTTAGGTAATGATTGGTATAGGTTAAGTGTTTCTGGAACAACAGATAGTAATAGTTATATTAGTTTAAACTTTGTAGATGGGGATGGTTTAAATACATATACAAATGTTAGCGGAAAATCTTGTTTTATTTGGGGCGCACAAGCAGAAGTTGGCAATATTTCTTCTTACATACCAACGGAAGGAACAACAGTAACACGTAACCAAGACTTATGCACCAATGGCGGTAGTTTAGCAAGTATAAATAGTACAGAGGGTGTTTTATATGCAGAGATAGCAGCTTTGGCAGATGATTTAACGAATAGAGGATTATCAATAAGTGATGGCACATCAAGCAATGCTTGTAGGATTTATTATATAAATTCAAGCAATAGGATAAGATTTTTCTTTAATGTTGGCGGTAACGCACAAGTTATAAAAACTATTGATTTAACTAATATAACAGATTATAACAAAATAGCGTTTTCCTACAAACAAGATGATTTTAAAATATATATTAATGGACTTAAAGTCGATGAAG